TTGGCTGAATAGGCTGCTCTGCCGCTGGACGCGCCACCGCTGGCGCTTCCGCTGCGTCAATGCCGAGGGTGAAAAGGTCTTTGAGTGTCGGCGCTGCGGGCGCTTCCTTATCGCTCCACGCTAACCCCCCATCGCCACTTCCACGGTCATACTGACCACCGTCAGGGGCAAGGGGTCAGACTGCCGGACGAACACCTGGCCGCCGGCCGCCCAGGACGGCGTCAATACCAACTCAATCTCGTCGCTCTTCAATGCCGGCGGCGCGCCGTAGTTCTCGGTGGTGCGCTGCTTGGCCTCGGTCAGTTCGCTGGCGCTCGGTCCCACGAAGATGCCCGAGGACCGATAGACGCGCAGCCATACCTTGTTCACGTTCTTGAACCGGCCCTGCCCGAAGCTGCCGTCCTGTAGCTGCACGGCGAGCGGTAGGGTTTGCAGGTCGGCCTCGATGGGCAGGCCGATTTGCACGGTGCTGGCCTCGATGTCCAGGGTGATGCTGCCGCCCGTGACCACGCGCTGCGGATGCACCGCGCCATCGGCCAGGATGCTGACCGTTTTACCTTCGAGGTGGCCCAGGCCACTGATTACGTCGGCCGGCACGCCCGAGTAGGTGGTGCCGCAATCGACGAAGAAGGCGTCCGCCTGGTCGGAGAACTGGCGCGAGGCCATGCGCTCGACGTAGCGCACGCTGGCGCCGTTGATCGTGCGACGAACCACACAATAGAGCACGTCCTCGCCGCCCTCGGCCACCACGGTGCAGGACTCGAACACGCCGTCCGTGTCGTGCCAGTGCCAGGCGCCGACCTGTTGCTCGGGCACGTAGGTGAGCCCCAGCAGGCGGCCCGAGGTCGAGACAAACCACACGACCGGCTGCGGGGCTTTGGCATAGGCCATATCCACGATGTCGAACGTGTCGAACAGGTGCGGTGCGCGAAGGGACAGATCCCCGGTAATGAAGCCGTTGGCCTGCCAGTTGTAGGCCAGTTCGCGCACGTGGCCGCCGCGTGCCGCGCCGTAGATCAGGGTGTTGTTGATGATGACCGGCTGCACGTTGGACGAGCCCACATAGGACTGCGGGCGCACGCTGATGGTGCTCGGCGTGATGGCGTCGCTATTCACCGACGTGACGCGCCACTCGGCCGAGGACGTGAGCAGCAGCAGTTGGGTGAGCGGCACGATATGGCGGATGGTGTTCGCCTCGCGCGCGGCCACGCGGAAGGCGATGCGGTCGTCGTCTCGAATCGGGAGCGAATAGCTCATGTTCGATTCGGTGCCGGACTTGGTCATCCAGATGTTTTGCGGCTTGTTGGTCGTGCCGGCGAAGCATCGGCGCTGCTCGAAGTAGGACACGGCGCCGGGGTAGTCGCCGGCCCCGCCGAACACGCTGTCGTAGAGGGGTGGGGTTTTGCCCAGGTCGGGGCTGATGTTGTCGTCGACGATGGACAGACCCGTGGCTTGGCCGATGTAGCCATACAGGCCGCCTTGCAGCTTATATACGTTGTAGCGCGAGGCGCCGGTCACTGCCGCCCACGAGATTGTCACGGTGGCGCCGGTTTCGAACAGGTTGCCGCCCACGCTCGACGCTGCCGAGGCGGCCGACTCGCTGACGCCTTCGGAATCCACCGCCGTGACCACGTAGTAGTAGGTGTATCTCACGGCCGTATGCCCAGCAGCAGACAGCGACGGCGCCCCCGGTGCGGCAATCGAGGCCGCGAAGGATAGGGTCGTCAGTTGCCAGTTCGTCGCCCCCAGGCGGCGCAGTTCGCGCGGCGCATAATTCGGATGCACCAGAGTGAGCACGTCCGCCGACTGCACATAATGCACGTCGAACAGGTCGGCCTCGGCGTAGGGGTTGGCGATTTCGTAGGGCACGCCCCCGCTCATCAAGGTGGCGCCCTGGGTGTGGAAGCGGAAATAGCCCGGCCCCATTTCGATGACCATGGTTTGCGTCGTCGAGTAGGTGAAGGGGATCAACCGCACCTTCTTGGTCGAGTCCTTCACTGCACGCACGAAGGCGAAGCCGGGGCGGTTTTCCGCCGGTCCCTGGGGCTTGGTAATGAAGTTGCGGCAGCGCGCGAGGCCGGACTGATACTTGGCGTCGTCGTTGCGCCCGAACATTTCCGGGCTGATTTCACCGCCCGAGAACGAGCGTTGCAGGGTGCGCACGGTCATTGGCTTACCTCCCGGCGATCCAGGCCGGCGTGTGTTCCGGGCGCACCTTGCGCTGGTTGGCGTCCGAAACCTTGGCATTGGAGAATGCAAGCATGAAACTTTGCAGGCACGCCTTCGCCATGGCGGCGCCCGCGTCGCCCTTGAGCACCGGCCCGGCCAGGTAGGAGGCCAGCAGCCAGGCGAGCGCATCGACGAAGAGCGGCGAGAACTTGGTGGTGTCGGTCACGCGGGCGACGAAGCGCAGGCTGGCGTCCTCCTGATTGGTCAGGATGATGGCCGCGCCGTTGGCGTCGCTTTCCGCCTCATAGGGCTGGGTTTCCTCATCGTTCGAGGCCGTCGCCGAGAGCACCCCCAGCAGCTTGAGCGCGCCGGTCGGCTCGGCATAGGCGAAGGACCAGTCCCAGGACGGCACGGTCAGCTTGGCAAGCTGCACGCGCCGCGTGGCGAACTTCCAGGCGTGCATTTCCAGCAGGGAGTCACGGGCCACGGCGTAGAAACGCGCGCAGTGTTCCGCCTGGGCCGAGCCCTCGGGCGGGTCAATGCTCGCCACCGTGGCGTTGTCGCCCAGGCGCGCGAGCGCGAGGTTGCAAATATCAACTTCCGAGGCCATGGGCACCTCCTAGAAAAACGGGGGCGCAAGGCCCCCGCAAGCTGCTGGCTACCACCTTGGAGAATCAGACAAGGCCGTCGGCGGGCTTCTCGGCGGGCTGCTTCGGCGCCTTCGCCTTGTTGCCTTGCAGTTCGGGCTCGACCAGGGACAGGTTGCCCCCCGGCGTGCCGTCGTACTCGACAATTTCGCCGGCTTCGACGATGCGGTTGTTGATGTAAGACTTTTCCAGCACGTGATACTTTGGCATGTTGATCTCCTGATGTTAGGCCACGGCGAAGCCCGAGCGCAGGTGCAGCGTGCGCACGTCTTGCAGACTCTTGACAATGGCCGCGAAGTAGCTGGCGGTCGCAATGGCTCCCGTGTTCACGAACCGCATGCCGATGAACCGCCTGGGTGGGAACGGCGCCGCGCGGTCAACGTTCATCGGCACAACGGCACCCACCGGCAGTGAGGCAATGGGAATGTCTTCTGTCTGGCCGAGCACCTGTACGCCGGTTAACAGCGCGGCATCATCCGCCTGAATCAACTGAAAGCGGACACTTGTACCCGCAGTCGGCGCGCTCAGGACATGGATGGACACGAACAAACCCTCCCCCTGGCCGTACTCGGCAGGTTGGTTACCTCCGAGTGCAAGGGAGCCGGTATCAACCGTGTTAAAGGACAGCACGTTGCCCGCGCCGTTGGCCGCCGTGCCGCTCAGGGTGCCGTTGGCCGCAATCGCGCCGTGCAATACGAGGTTTCCGTCGAGAATCATGATATTTCTCCTGGTTAGATGACGCGAGCTTCGGTGTTGAGCAACTGATCGACCTTGCGCAGCGGCACGCCCAGGAAACGGGTGAGTGCCTGCGGAGTGCCGAATTGCGTAAGACCCTGCTCGATGGACAACGCGTTGCTGCTGCGGTTGAGTGCCGCCAGGCGCAGCATGGAGTACACCGTGCGGTTGGCGTAGAAGGCTGCACGGCCCATGCCCAGGTTCGGCACGCGGTCCAATGCACGGCTCATCAAGTTGATGATGTTGGTGGCCGCAGCAGCGGCCTGCGTGCCGGTCTGCCCGGTCAGGTCAGGGACGTGGATGTTGCAGATGCGCACCGCATAGCGCCAGTCCTTGACCGCGATACCGTTCTTCCACTGGTAAAGGGCGCGCATGGCCTGGAAAAAGTTGCCGTTGGCGTCGGGGACAGACTCTTCACCCAAATCCTTGTGCTCCAGGCCGGCGCGCGAGCCCTTCGGGAAAGGGCAGAACACCGTGTTTTCTCCCCACACCACCAGCCAAATCGAAGTGTTGGTCGATGCCGTGCCGCCCGCGTCCAGGATGTTCTGCGCGTTGCCCGCACCTGCGATGGTGCCGTAGCGGGTCGCCAGGCCAAGGAAGTGTCGCGGGTCGGCGCCGGGGTTGCCGTAGAACATGGCTTGCGCCATCGCCTGATTCATCGCTTCCAGGAAAGCCTGGTCTTCGGACAGGCGAAATGCCGCGCTGTTGCCGTTGAGTTTCGCCAGTTCGACGTCAATGTGTGAGCGGGCTTCCAGGATGCCGCACGCTTCGTCAATCTGTGTCGTCTGCGACTTGGACGGCGGAATGCCTTGATTGATGGACCGGTAGAACACGGCGGGCAAACCAGTTCGCATGGTCAACCGATGGCCAGTAGGCAGGTTGCCCTCGACAAACACGGCGTCTTCGAGGATCTCGTTGGTTTGTGACAGCAGTTCGGATACCTTCGACACTTGGCCTTCGGGGTCAAGGCGCTTGGCCCAATCGGCGAGGGTGAGTGCGCCTGCGTTCAAAAGAGGCATGATTTACTCCTTACGGGTTATTTGGATACAAAACGGATGCCGCGCTGCGTCCTGTGGTCTTGCCACCTTGGCCGGACACGAAACGGTCCTCACTGATTGCCTTGCCCGCCCGGTAGAACACCCGGATCACCTCGGGGTGATTACCCAGGCCGGACTCTTCGAGCAGCGTGCGCAGTTCTGGCGTGGCGAGTGCGTCGAGCGCTTTCTTCGCGGTGCCCAGGTTCTCGGCCAGTTTCTCGCCGCCGAATTCCTTGTCGGTCTTGGCGGCTTCCGCCCACTCGGTGCGAGCGGCCTGGAACTGTTCAGCTTGGCGCGCGGCGATAACCGGGGCCATCTTGTCGAGTACCTTTTGCGCTTGGCCCTGGGGCAGGTTCAATTCCTTGGCGACTTCGGAGAAAGCACCGATAACGGTGTCGTCGAACTGCACGCCCTCGGGAGCCTTGAACTCGTAGCTCTCGGGTGCGCCTTCCGGCTTCTTCCCCTGCTCGCCTTCGGTTTTGGTGCCCTCGGCCTGCTGGCCTTGGGTGCCTTGCCCTTCGGTCGTTTGCTGCTGTTGGCCGCCTTCACCCGCACCAGTAGCGGATTGCTGGGTGGCCTGTTCAGATGCGGTGGCGCCTTCAGTGGTCGTTGCGGCTTCCGTCATCATCGTTTTGGTTGTCATGGATCTGTTCCTTCACCATTACGGGATAAAGCTCCGGGCAGAGCGTGTGGATTTGCGCCAAGATGCGCAGGCCCTCGTTCCTGTTCCCCTCGTTGAACGCCATCGTCATCGAGTTGGTATTGAACGAAAGCCGGAACACCCCGGCTCGGTCCAGAAAGCGCCACACGATGCGACGCCCCCGCTTACTGCCCATGAGCCATTTGAGGTCGGCATCTTCCGTATCCTTCACCAGCTTGTTGCGAAGGTCGGTGTCGGCCTTTGCACGCTCCTGGCTGCGAATGTCGGTCGGGTCGTAATTGCTCATGGTCGCAATCTATTGGGCATGGGTCGCAGTACGCGCACCCCTATCAGGTGTAACCGCTGAAAGCGCGGGTCACGTCGGTGAGCGCGCTTTGCTTGCTGGTATCCACGCTGCCCAGCTTTTGCGCGGTGTCCGCCCCTTGGTTGAGTAGCGCGGCCTGCTGCTGGGCCTGGGCCGCCTCGGCGCGCTGCTTGCGAATCATTGCCACCTGTTCGCCCGGCACGATCAACTCGGGGTCGATGCCGAGCATGTCGGCGTAGGCATCGGCCCAGCGGTCGGCGTCGAACTTGTCGAGGACTTCCGGCTTGATGCCAGCCACCGCGCCCAGGTTGCCGACGAAGCGATCCACCGAATTGGTGGCAATCGCGCGCTGCGCCTGGGCCAGCATGCTGACGAACTCGACGTTCAGTTCCATGCCCTGCAATTCGTCCGGCGGGGGCGGCACGATATTGGCCTCGACCATGCGCGAAAAGGTCATTTCGATGAGCGGGTCGAGGATTTCGTTGTGCATCCGTTCCAGCACTGGCCCGAGCATGAGCAGCTTTTCCTCGTGGCGCTCGGCCACTTCGGTGGCAGTCATTTGCGGATTGGTGCCGTTGGTGAGCATGAGGAACAGGTCGGCGTAGAAGCTGCCCTTGATGCGCTCGCGCACGTCCTGAATGTCGGCCAGTAGATGCGACAGATCGATATTGACCTCGAAGGCCGAGCGAATGCCGCCGTTTGGTGCCGCTGCATCCACGAAGGAAATGCCGCCGGGCAAGGTATCCACGTCGCGCGACTTCAAGGACGTGGGCGCCTGCAGCGGGGGCTTGGTCTTGTAGTCGATGCCCTGGGCCTTGCGCAGTTGCTCGTGCTGCAACTGCTTGATGTCGCCGAGCGCTTCCATGGCGGGGCTATTGCCGTAGATGTCGCCGCCGGACGTGGCCCAGCGCGGGCACAAGGCTGGGAATTCCTTGAAGCCGGACTCGCGCAGGATCTGGTCCTCGTTGCCGCCTAGCTCGAAATAGACCGACTTCCACGCCATGTTGCGGTCGTCGCGCTTGGTCAGGTCGCGGTCGACGCGCGGCTCGATGGCCTGCATGACCGTGACCCACTGTTCCAGGGCGCCACGGTCGAACAGGGTTTGCACCGTGGGGCTGCAATTGCTGCGGCCGAACTCCCGGACCACTTGGGCCACGGTCATTTGGAATTCACGGAACAGGGTATTGACCTGGCCGCGATGGTCGGTGGCCATGGCGAACTCGCCCGTGGTCAGCGGGTAATGGTGAATGACGGACGTGTAATCAGCCAGCACGATGGTGCTGGCCGTGCCGAAGGCGCCCAATTCCTCATACATCGAGTGCAGGGCGCGGTAGGTGTTCGACTTCGCAAACACCATTTGCATGAGGCGGGTCACGTCGGCCAGCCATGCCTTGACGGCCGCCGACTCATCAAGCTGCGGGTCGGACGTGGTGAGGCGGAACCAGGGGCGCGCCGGGCTGGTCATGCCGGCCATCATGCCGGCGGCGAGCACGCGCAGCGCGCGGGTGCCGGTTGAATCAAAAATAGAATTGTGTCTTTTCTCTCCCCTGTTCCTGTCGGCCACAAAGTACCGGCCGGACCTGGGGAGAAAGTACTCGCTTATCTCACGCCAATGGGCGATCCAACTCGACCGCTCATCACTCAATTGCCCCCATCGTGACAGCAGCTTTTGACGTTCACTTTGCTCAGGCATGGGCGATCTCCTGCTTACCCCATCGACTTACCGCACCGAGACGGGCGTTTTCGCTGCGCGAAAGCCGGAAAGGTCTTTGGCGCACATATCAAGACCCCAGCAGCGTGTTCTTGCTGAGATTCAGCACGGCCGGGTCAATACCCTGCGGCCCGGTCAGCATGGTGCCGGACGCCCCGGCCTTACCCGCCTGGGTTGCGGAGTCGAGCGCGGCGCCCGTGTTGGCACGCTTGGTGTTGGCGCGGTTGGTCGCCTCGTCGGCGGCCTTCTCCTGCTTCTTGGCGTTGGCCTCGGCCTGCTGGCTTGCCCTTTCGGCGGCCTTCTTTTGTTCTTGCCCGTTGTTGTGGGCGACAACCGTCCCAAGTGCGCTCACTGCGGCCATAACAATTGTTTCGAAGCCCATGTCAAAGTCCTTTCATCACGACGGTATCAATCGGGGAATAGCCATGCCTGGTCAACATTTCCGCCAGGGGGGTGCCAGCGCGGCAATGCCAAGTAAAACGCGATGCGCCACGCCGCTTTGCTTCGGTTTCGGCGGCAAGGATCAAGCGTCCTGGCGCGGTGCCTCTGCGATGCGCAGGGGCAACAAACAGCGCGTCATTCGATGCCACGACGATGGCGGGGTTGTGCACGTGCGGCACTACGCAAACCGTGCAGTAACCGACAAGCTCGTCGCCTTTGAACGCGGCTACCGCGAACACCATACCAGCGTCGAACATGCGTTGGTACATACCAATATCCGGGGCGAAAGGGAAGTCAAACCCGGTTTCCGCCCAATTGGCCGCGAGCAAATCGCTGATACGCGGTATCCACTCGGCAGGGTTAAGGATGGCGGTCATCATGACGGACATTCCAGCCCATCAGCCGTCAGGTACGCGCACCATGGCGCGTGTTTTGTGTTGCCGCGTCCGCCCAAATCGCCGGTCTTCCAGCCGTTTTTCTAGCGCAGGCTGTACGGGTCATAGTCCCGGCGGCGCTTCTGGCCCATGGCCTCGACCACGGCGCGCTTCGGGGTATCCAGCAGCGCCAGCACGTAGGCGCTGCCATAGTCGGGAGAACGCCCGATTTTTTCCATGATTTGCTCGCGGCTTGCCACGTAGATGGTCGAGCCCGAGAGTTCCCAGGTCGGTGCGCACAAGTCGGCGAGAAGGGCGGGATCTGGCGGCAAGGCGATGCCCGTGTTGTTGGTCGGGTCCAGGGCCTCGCGCATCCGCCACCATAGCTCGCTGCGCAGGTTCTTGAAGCGCAGCCGGCCCGACTTATCCGTGCCCACGGCGGCCTCGGCGACATTGACGCCGACGACCTGCTGGCCGGCCTCATTGAGGAAGTCGTAGGGCGCAGAGCCCACGCCGATAACGTCGATATGCACCACCGCGTCGTCGCGCTTGGCGGCGATGGTAAGCCCAGCCACGGCCGGCCCGTTGGGCGTGGCGCTGCCCGGATAGACCAGGGCATCGTCGAACCACATGCCGTGGCGGCGGGCGATGATGGTGTTGTCGCGGCCACCACGCGCCACATCCACGCCCAGCGAATCCATGGGCGCCAGCTTGTCGGGCCGCTTCCACCGTGCCTGGGCCGCTTCCACCCATACGGTCGGAATGACTTGCCACGGGTCGTCCTCGATGCCCGCGTTGAAGTCGCCATAGAGCATTTGCGAGCGCAGCGGCTCGGGGAGTGATTGCAGGGTTGCCATGTAGCCGGTTCCCATGAGGTAGGGGTTGTCGCTGACGCGCGAGGGGATGAACGTCCGGCTCATCGGCTTGATGAGGTCGGCACCGTGCTGGAAGGGCTCGCCGCTTTCCACCTCGACCTCTTCGCCGTCGATCATGGCGAACCACCGCAACTCGCCCGGCTGGGCCGGCTTCGGGTGCTTCTTGTCTAGCCAGGGGGCGAAGAAGGCCGTGATCCACCGGCCCTCGGCCGTGGTCGGCGGGTTGAAGGTCAGCAGCGCTTGGCAGCGCTGGCCTTGAATTGTGGTGCGCAGCCAGCCGAGCAGGAACCGCACCTGTACCTCAAGGAAGTTGGCCGCCTCGTCGAACACCAGCAGGTCGTGGGGGCGGCCTTGATAGCGCGCCTCATCGCCCAGGTTGGGTACGCTGCCGAACTCGATTTGTCGCCCGTCCGGCAGGCGCCATATTCGCTCCTGCCCGTTGTAGCCGTCGCGGCTTCCTAGCAAAGTCGTCATGTCGTCGATGATGCCGGTTAGCTGCGTGGCCTCACGGCGCAGGATCATCACCTTGCGGTGCTGGGTCAGCGCCTTGCCGATGGCGAGGAAACTCTTGCCACCCCCAGCCGCGCCCCCGTAGCCGATAACGTCAGCCTTGGAGTGGTATGCCATCGACTGAGGGCCGGGCAACGGCCAGAACAACCGCGTCGGGTCGTTCAGCAGTTGATCCAATTCGGCCAGTTCCTCGGGCGTGAGGTAGGCCAGCAGGTCGGCGTCAAACGAGGTCGGAGACATCGCCGTCCTTGCGAGCTTTGGCAGCGGCAAGGATTGCGGCGATCTTGGCGGCGCGCTCGGTGTCGCTGATTTGCACCGGGCCGCCGTTGGCGCCGGTCAGTTCCATGCGGGTGTTCTCGCGGTACTTCTCGGGGGCGTGGGCTTTCAGCAGGAAGATGGCGAGGGTGTCGCTGTACTTGCGCACGGTTCCGCATTCACCCCCTTGGTGAAACACGGGCTCCAAGGTGCCGTCGAATGCCCGGCGGTGCGCTTCATCCTCCAAAGCCGTCACCCCGATCTTGAGAGCCTTGTCCCATGCCTGGGCGAACTCGGGGCAATCCTCGCGCCAGTTGTACGCAGTGCGGCGCGAAATATCGACGGCCGCGCATGCCTTGCCGACAATTCCAGTTTCGGCGAGGGCTGCGCAAAAGGCGGTGGCTTTTTCAGGCGTGAATTTCATGCTGTGCATTCAAGCCTGCTGCTCTTCCGGTACGCGCACGGTTTTGAAGTCGGCCGGGTACTGGCACCGCCGACGCCCGGTGCAGATGTCGCGCACCGTGCTCTTCGGCATTTCCGCCTGGCGTGCAATCTCGCCGTAGCTTTTGCCCTCGTCACGCAGGGTCAAAACCATTTCGATTTCCCCGTTCGTGTATCGGGCGTTTTGATGGTCCTCACCAATCCGCAACCCTTGCTCATTCACCGCCACCGTTTTCTGCATGCGCCGCCCTCCCTTGAATCTGCAATTTTTTACTGAGACGTTTTGAGACGTTCGACCCCTTTTTTTCAGGAACCTCTTGTTCGCACACATGAGGAGAAAATATAAAAAGCCCCTCGAACGTCTCAAAACGTCTCACCGCACCTTGCTAACCCCGCTGCGAACGTGCTTTATTCCGCACGTTCGTAGAAAAATGCACGTTCAAATCTGCGCCGCCGATCAATTCGAAGATTTCCACTTGTTCGCGCTTTGCGCGGTTAAAGTCGGCTTCGTTGCATTCCTGCAAAATTTGCAGAATCGGTGCCTTTCCGGCACGGTGCAAATTCGCCAACCAATCAAGCAACGGCCCGCTCGCCTTCTTCCAGAATTTGTTGCAATGTGCGTTGTGTGTAGCTTCAATGTTCCATGCTGCACCTACATACCGCACCAAGCCGGTATCAGGGTCGATCAACCCATAAACTCCGCATGTCATGTGAAATCTCCTATTTGCCTCACTCTTATTCCCCGCCGCCCGCGCCCCCGCCTGCCATCGGCTTCAGGCACATTCTTTAAAGGCTCAAACCTACCATCAAGGCGCCGTGTCAGCGCCTTGCTCGTCGGGATATAGCGAAGCTCGCCCCTTGCCTTGGCGAAGGCTTCCCAACTGGCCCACAAACGGGCGTTGCTTTCCACATTGCTGGGGCCGAGTTCGCAACACTCGTCGAGCCATTCGGCCAGCAAGTCCATGTCGCTTTTGTAGTCGTCGCACGCCTCGCGGACGGCGCCCGGTGGCCGCAGGCCATCCTTCTGGTAGGCCTGCGCACCGCGCACGCACCATGCCAAAATGCCCCGCGCCTCGGCGGCCAGTTTCTCGGCCCGGTCCGGGTCTTTGGTGAGGGTCAGATCCTGGTCGAAGTTGCGGGTGAACGGCACAGGTAGCAGCCGTCGCCAGATGGCGTGGTCGTCGCCCTTGACGATGGGGCGGTGGTTGGTCGGCATGAAGGCCACCCACGTGGGCGCCACCTCGACCGTGGTCTTGGAATACAGGCCGCGTGCCGGCAGGGGCTCGCCCCCGGTCATGGACTTGATAAGGCCCTCGCGCAGTTCGCTACCCTCGTCGGGCTCTGACACATAGACGAACCGGGCGCCTCGCAAGCGCAGAACGTCCTCGCGTGCCGCCCCGGCATTGCCGCCACCGACGCCGCTACTCAGGAAGGTGTCGGCGCTTGCCATCTTGGCGTGCTCGCCCAGGGCGTCGCGGATGGCGCCCAGCACCGTGCTCTTGCCGTTGGACCCGGAACCGTAGGGAATGGCGAGCACGTCCTCGTCCGGCTTGCCCAGCAGCGAGTAGCCCACGAGGCGCTGGAAAAATCCGATCATGTCCGCATCGCCGAAAAACACGTCGGCCACCGTGCGCTCGAACAGCGGGCATTTTGCCGCCGGGTCGTAATCCACCGCCGTGATAGTGGTCACGCGGTACGCCTGGTCCGGCGGCAGCAGCTTGCCTGTGTGCAGGTCGACCACGCCATTGCCGACGCCCAAGAGGTGCGTCAGCTTGTCGAGGTCCGTCATGCTGACGACCACGCGCGGGTCGGACTGCGCCAGGCTCACCATGTTGCGGACCATGACGGCCCGCTGGCTGATGGCGCAGAACTTGAAGAACTCGGCCCGCTCGCCGTCGCTCTCGATGGTCTTGGCCTCGTCGGGCAGCGCCCGGATGGTTTCCTTCGCCAGGTGCTCAAGCTCGACGCCGGCCGCGCGGCGCCAGTAGATGCCGGTCCACATGAACCAGCCGTCGATTTCCGGCACGTACATGAGGCCGTCGCCGTAGTGGTCGAGCATGCGCTCGGCGTTGCCGAACTCGGTCATTTGCCGGCGCTGCTTGTTGAAGACCACTACCTTGCGTCCGCCGGCCATGGCCGCGCGAACGTCGGCCACCGGCAGGCTGGTGTCGGTCAGTTCCTTGAAGCGCGCCCGGATGAGGCCGGCGAGTTCCGCGCGCAGGGCAAGGTCGGTACCGGCGGCTTCCCCAGCCTGCCGGGCTACCTCATTCACCAGGTCGATGGAATCCTCACAGGCGAGGATCTGCGCCTTGGCATCATCCAGCGCGGTGCGCTTCTCGGCCTTCACCGCGTCGCGCTTGCCCTGGTTGCCCACCTTGAGCAGCCAGCGCGCCGTCGTCGGATTGCGGCCGGACCTGCCGAAGCTGTCCCACCGCTTCTCCAAGTCCTCGCGCGCCGCGTAGTTGCTGGCCGTGCTCGACCACTCGTCCCACAAGTCGAGCGCTTCAATGCCGCCGTCGAACTCGTGGTGCAGCGACATGCCGACTTTCAGCCAGGTGTCGTAGTCCTCGTTATCGACATAGGCCACCAGGCGCCGGGCTTCGGTCAGTTCAATGCCCACCGGCGGCTCATAGGCCATGAGCGGGTCGTCCTCGGGCGCCGAGGTCATGCCGCCGACCTTGTTCCTGCTGCCCGACACACGCACCAGCCCGGCCTCGGCGGCCATGGCTTCGAATACCTGCAGGGCCTCTTCGACCTGGGCCTCGGTGATCGTGGGCAGGTCACGCGCCTGCATGGCATCGAGCCCGCCGAACAAATCCACCCACTCGTAGGGCTCGCCCGTGTCCGGGTGAATATGGTAGGCCACGAACTGCTGGCCCTTGCCCAGCACTTCCAGCCGGTGCCGCGCGCCGCCCAAGTCCTCGAACCAGGCCCCGGTTGCCTTGCCCCAGCCTTCGGACGCAGCCCGGTAGGCGAGCAGAATCTTGGGGGCGAAACCGACACGCTCGCACGTCGCGCCGAGGTGTTCCTGGCACCAGGCCACGAAGCGCGCGGCCAAGCCCTCGTCCGTGGTATCCACGTCGATGGCGGCAATGGGCTGGGGGCCTTGCCCACACAGTACGCCGACACCATGGTTCGGGTAGCGGGTCAGGTCAGCGGCGCCAAGTCGCGCGGTTTGCCAGTTGTCGAGGGCCGGGCGCTTGTGGCCCGGCTTGATAGGGATAATCAGATAGCCGTTGCCCAGCAGGGCGCGGCCGTGTGTTTGAAAATCGGAACTCAACTTATCGTCTCCCCGGTCAGATCAAATCGGCCACGTCGCAGAACTCGGCCTCGGCGGCTTCCAGTCGGCTGCGCGAAATGTCCGCATAGGCGGCCTCGCGCTCGATGCCAATAAACCGACGACCGGAAAGAACTGCGGCCACGCCCGTGGTGCCGCTGCCGGCGAACGGGTCGAGCACTACCCCCCCCGGCAGAACGGGGCGCACCAGTTCGCGCATGAGCGCGGTCGGCTTGCCTGTCATGTGGTGTTTGTCGTCGCGCTTGACGGTCGATTGAATGCAGCCGTCGAAGGGGCCGTCATGCTCCAACTGGATGGCGGCGCCCTTGGTGCCCCACACCACGTATTCGCATTGGTGCCGGAAATAGCCCTTATGCGGCGCCCGTGCGCCCCGGCCTTTGTCCCAGGCCACGATGCCGCGCCAGAAAATGCCGCCGGCCTGTACCGCGTCGGTCATCACCGGCAACTGGCGCCAGTCGGTGAAGGCCAGGAAGTAGCCGCCCGGCTTGAGCACGCGAGTACATTCGGCGATCCACAAGGCGCACCAGGTCATGTAGCTGCGCTGGTCGCGCGAGTCGCCCGAGAACGTCGGATAGCGCCCCTGGCTGGAACTTTGGGTGTACTTCGCGTCCGGGTCTTTTCCCTTGTCATCACGTGAAAACCCGCCCGATGAATAGGGCGGGTCTGTGATGCAAGCATCCACCGAGTTATCGGGCATGTCGTGCAGTGCGGGCAAGCATTCGCCCTCGATCAGATTCCAGGGCCTCATGCTTCGCTGCCTGTCACATCGTCGAAGTCCTCGATGGCGAACACGTCGGGGCGGGCCAGGCGCAAAAACATCAGGCGCGCGCGGGGGATGCCGTTCTTTCTCCATTCGCTGACGGACGGGGGTTGTACTTCGCACAGGCGGGCCACCTCGAAGGTGCCGCCGAGTGCGTCGATGATTTCGGAGGGGGTCATGGTGTTTGCTCAGAATAGAAACACCGCGATATTAGGCAATCCTTCTATTAAAGTAAATAGGGAACCCTTACGATAAAGCTGTTAGGCTAACCTCACAAGTAAGGGGCACCCATGAACACGCTAGGAGAAAGGCTACGGGCCGCCTTGGATGGCCCACCGAAGAAAAGCCAAGCAGCTCTTGCACGAGCTTGCGGCGTAAAACCCCCATCCGTGCACGATTGGCTATCTGGAAAGACCAAGGCTATCGAAGGGCAGAATCTTCTATGTGCGGCTAAATTTCTAGGGGTCACACCTGAGTGGCTTGCGAGCGGAAAAGGTCAGAGGCACCTAGGCTCGCCGTCAGAGAAGCCGGTGGTGCCAGCGCTCAACCCTCGACAGCAAGCACTGCTCGGTCTGTTCGACGGGCTGACCGAGAGCCAGCAAGAGGAAGAAATCCGCCGACTTCAAGCTCAGAAACAGCAGAACGACGAGCTGCTGAACGAACTGCTCAAGCGGAGGTCGGCATGATCGACGGAAATTTCCCCGACCTGGAGGCAATCGGCAACCGCTGGCTGTCTTGCTGGGCGATGGCTGACCGTCTCTACGGCAGGTTGCCAAAACCGGAGCAATTAGACCGGGCACTTGTTGTGTTCCTCGCGCAAGAACTGGAAGAGGATGACGGGGAGCACGAACGTGCGGTTGTTATCGGCGCGACTCTCGCCGCTGTCACTCGGGCGGGCACGCACAGCAAGGAAGCACTACAAGCCTCTTTCAATCGAACGATGGCACCTCGAAAAACGAGGTTACTTGTCCGCGTCAACACCCGCGCCAAGCGTCTTGCCTTGCTGGCTTTCCCTTTCTTTGCGGTCGTTGCTCTGTACCGCTGGGTGCAAGACCTCGACCACTACCACTGGGAACCGTCGCTTTCCTTCCTGCTGTTTACGATGGCCTCGGCCTTGTGCCTGCTGATTGCCTTCACCCGCCTAGGCGACTGGCTGCACAGCGAATAGCGCCGTCCTGTCAGTGCCGACTTTAGAAGCCCGCCACCGAGCGGGCTTTTTCTTGCCTAATAAAAATAAATTAGGAATCCCTATTGACACAATAAAAAGGAATCCCTAACATTGCCTCCATCAACCCACCGATGGAGGCACCCGAAGTGAAGAAAAACACCGAGCAGCAAGTCGTCGCGCTGTTCGTCCAGGCGATGCGCACCGCGCTGGCGATCATCGACGAGAAGGACGCAACACCCCTGCCGCAACCTGCGGCCACCGGCCTGGACTTGGCGGGCTATCTGAAAGCGGCAGGTCGCGGTGCCGCCGCCAAGCTCGCCAAGCAAATCGGCGCGCCGACCATCAGCGTCAGCCAGTGGCGTACCGGCGAACGTCAGGTACCCACCGAACGTTGCCCGGCCATTGAGCGCGCCACGAGCGGGGCAGTCCGCTGCGAAACCCTACGCCCGGATGTGGATTGGGCGGTGCTGCGCGACAGCCAGCAAGCCACGGTCGCCCCGACTCCCGCACCGAAGGCCAAGTCGCAAAAAGCCGCACCTGGCATCTATCCCGCGCAATCCAAATACAACCCCTGGCGCGCCTACGCCTGGACGGGCAAGAAATCGGTCTACCTCGGCCAGTTCCCCACTGTCGCCAAAGCCAAAGCCGCACAGAAAGCCTACCTCGCCGGACAGCAGCCGAAAGAAGGCACCCGCGTAGCCAACCACCGCCCGCCGCTGGAAGTGGTGCAGAAAGCGAAGGTGGCCTAAATGAGCGCAACCCCCCTGATTCCCGGTCGCCTGTACCGCGTGCGCGGCGCCGGGCTTGATTTGAAAATCATCGCCTCGCACCCCTGCGACGCTATCTGCATCGGCCTGGACCTGTTGGAGCGCGCGAAATGCTGACCGCCCAACTCGCCAAATCCATGGACGACGAGCACCTGCTCGCCTCGGCCCGCGCCGAGATTGACCCTCTGACCAGCACCTCGCTGGAACTTGAACTGCTCGAACGCTTTGAGCGCTTGCTCGACGAGGCCAGCGAAAACAAGCCGGTGGCTGACCTGCTCGAAGAGTACGAAGTCGGCACCGACGACGTGAAGGCCGTCATCGAGTCGCACCCGGCCAGCCTGAAAGACCAGGCCGCGCTGCTCTCCCTGCTCAACGACCAAGACATCCACGAGCCCGACCAGTTGAAAGAACTGCTCGAACTCGCCGCCGAGTTCCGCGACCTGGCGAACGACGCCGGAGATTTCTTCACCCGCCTCAATGACCTTTTGACCGCCAACCAGGAGTAAGCCCATGTTCCCGATGACCGTAACTATCAGCAATCCCGCGCAACTCAACGCCGTAATGGCCGCCCTCAACGTCGGCGGCATCGAGTCGCTCAAGACCTCGCCTTGCGTCGGCCACGCTGCCGAAACCACGAAGGAGGAAGCCAAGGGCAAGGCCACCACCGCGAAGAAGGAAGCCGCCAAGACCGAGGCCAAGGAAGAACCGAAGGCCGAAGCCCAAGCTGCAGGCGCCACCGAAACCACCCAGGCCGCCGAGCAGAAGCCGGAAACCCTCACGCAGATGACGGCCGGCGAAGCCGAGAAGGCCCTGCACGGCCACGCGAACCGCCCGGCTGATGCACCGACCTACCAGGACACCGCCGACGCCGTTACCAAGCTGGCCCGCACCAAAGGCCGCGACGCCGCCGTGGCCGTGCTCTCCGGGTTCGGCGCCGGCAAGCTGCCCGACGTGAAGCCCGAGCAGTTCGCTGCTGTCATCGCCGCTTGCGAAAGGGCAGGGGCCTAAAACCATGGCTACCACCAAAAAGCGCACCGAGACGCAAGCCCCCGCCGAAGTGGTCACAGCCTACAAAGGCTTTAACCAGTCCATGCAATGCCGGGGCTTCCAGTTCGAGGTCGGCAAAACCTACGAGCACGAAGGCGAAGTGAAAGCCTGCGCGTCGGGGTTCCACTCGTGCGAGTACCCGCTCGACGTTTTCAACTACTACAACCCTACCGGCAGCCGCTTCGCCGTGGTCAAGGCATCCGGCCAGATCAGCCGGCACGACGGCGACAGCAAGGTCGCAAGCGCCACCCTCACCGTAGAGGCTGAAATCGGCCTGCCGGTGTTGGTCGCCCGTGCCGTGGATTGGGTCACGGGCAA